TCTCACTGGGGAGAAGTAATGTAATTTTACACAAATGGGTTGAACAAGCTGGGATATCAAAGCATGTAACATTTCACCTCGCGAGACATTATGATTTGCCTTTGTGCTTGGATATGAATAGTTTACAGAATTTTGTTTCTTGGCAGGTAACGATATAGAAACGAGCGAAGCTCAGTATTTTGCCATGTCTTGCATTACATCAAAAGAACGCTTCCTGTTTGCAAAGATACAACATCTTCGCCGTGTACACAAGATATGCGTGCAATTTTCACGGAAATATGGATATAAATCTCGAAATATTTGCGGTTTTAAGAATGAGGATGTATCTTTGTACCCAAATTGAGTATGCATGATAGAATCATTCACGATAAAGAATTATAGAAGTTACCGCGATTTCACAGAATTGTCATTTGTTGCGTCCAAAAAAGAAGGTAGTAAAACAAAGGATTTACCTCCTGTATGGTATAAAGAAATAAATGGTAAGCGTATACTGCGTTTGCTTTTGTGTGTAGGCTTAAATGGAACAGGAAAATCTAAGATGTTCTCAGCTTTGAATTATCTTCGAATGATAGCAACGGCAAAACCGCAAAAGCCATCAGATAAACCCGAATTTAGGCCTTTTTTATTGGATGATTATTCTTCAACCCTACCGACAGAACTTGCATTGACATATTATATTGAAGATGTTTGTTTCAATTATAATATCGTTGTATCATCCGAGCGCATCGAGGAAGAAGAACTTAAGATAGTTCAATCAAGAAGTTCTCGAGTATTCCATCGTATTCATAACAAGGACTTAGATAAAGTTGTAATAAGTTTTGGTAATGCTTGTGACTTGTCTAAATCAGACCAACACGATTTGGAAGTTAATACACTATCTAATGCCAGTGTACTTTCAACATTTGGTGCACTCAACATAGAGAGTTCAATTTTAGATAGGAATTTTGATTATTTTGAGAATCATATCAGTATGGTTCACAAGTCTGACAAAAGTCTTGCAGATAAACTTCAAACAGGCGATGCCGAAAAAGACAAGGCCCTAAAGAAATTACTATTGCGATTACTAGATGATGTCGGGACTAACATTTGCGACTATGTCATAGAAGATGCAAGCTTGAACATAGCGGAACTGAAAGCAAACGGTGCTCCTGATATTGTAATTAAGGCAATGTTAGAACAATACCCGTCTGGAATAATTACACATAAAAATTTGAAATTCATTCATTCAACAAAAGAAGGGAAAAATGGATTAGATTTTGATTTGGAGTCTTTGGGAACGAAGAATATCATCAGATTGTTAGTCGTACTATACGATGTTATCATCGGTGCAAAATCTACATGCATAGATGAAATAGAATATGGTATACATACTAAAGCACTTGCTTTTATCCTAAAAATGTATTTAACCATAGCTGAAAATTGTCAACTTATAGTAGCCACGCATGACCTTTCGTTACTCAATGCAGATTTCCTTAGAAGAGATGCTGTAAGACTTTTTGAAAAAGACGAATATGGTTCAACCAATGTCAGACGTAGGGACTATCTACATAATACAATAAGTTTCTACAAAACGTACGAGAAAGAGGTTTTTCCACAAATTGATGACCTTATGCGCAGAATCGAGGTTTTTATCAAATATAAGAACGATATCGACGAATTGTTCTAATCAAAATCCGACGTAATATGTTATAAGTTTATTTCCCCCGACAAAATCGTCGGGGGATTTTTATCCGCACTCCGGCATATTGCATAAAAATACTCACGCAAAATAGCTAATCCTGCAACCGAATAGCAATTTATTGTTGTGTTTGCGTGTTTTTTTCACGTTTACACTTGTTTGTTTTTGCATAATGTTGTATATTTGCATCGTGGATTCGCAATTTAGACCCTGGGTAGGACCAGAGAATCCGCACTATTTGGTATGTATAGAATCTTTATCTCGCACTCATGGTCATATTCATCAGACTATGACAAAATTGAATCCTTCTTGCATCAAGAGGGCATCACTTACTACAATCATTCTGTTCCTAAGAATGACCCCATTCACACGAATGGAACAGACAAGCAGCTGTCAGATGCTATTGAAGCAAAGGTAAAAGGATGTAGTTGTGTAATCATCCTTGCGGGGGTATATGCAACTTATAGCAAGTGGATTAATAAAGAAATTGAGATGGCAAAGAAGTACAGCAAACCGATTATCGCGGTTCAGCCATGGGGAGCAGAGCGTACATCTTCTGTCGTGAAAAATGCAGCAACAGTTATCGTTGGTTGGAATGCGAAATCTGTTGCCAATGCTGTTCGCAACTATGCCATCTATCAACATCAATAATTATTTGTCGCATGAGAAAAGCCTTATTAATTGGAATAAATGATTATCCTGCTGGGAATGAACTTACAGGATGTGTTGAGGATATCAATAGCGTTAAAGCTGCAATTGAGCGGAATGGTGACGGTTCTCCTAACTTTGATGTAAAAATGATGTCCAATGTACGAACTTCGGGAGAAGTAATGGATGCCATTAGCAAACTTTTTTCCGGGAATGATGATATTGCTCTCCTTTATTTTTCGGGACATGGCTACATGAATAGTACAGGCGCAGAAATTGTTATGCCTCAAGATATAGCTACTCCCGGTCAATATTATACAGGAATACAAATGTCAACAATAATGGACATTGTCAACGACTCCAAAGTTCGCAACAAAATCGTTATTTTGGATTGTTGTCATTCTGGAAATTTCGGAAAGTATAAACTTCTGGATGCTGGTAGTATTTTGAATACAGGAGTTTCTATATTAACGGCTTGTCGTGAAGACGAAGTTGCTATGGAAGCTGGTGGTCATGGTCTTTTTACGGAATTATTATGTACTGCACTAAATGGCGGAGCATCGGATTATTGTGGCAATATTACTATTGGTGGTGTATATGCGTATATTGATCGCTCATTTGGCGCATGGGACCAAAGACCGGTATTCAAAACTAATGTTACAGAATTTGCCCCATTGCGTAAAGTTACGCCACAGGTATCGTTATCAGTTATTCATGAACTGACAAATCTGTTTGCAAATCCGAATGTGGATTTTGCTCTGGATCCGTCTTTTGAGGATACAAACAACCCATCCGTAAATCATGAATATGTCCTCCCTTATGCTGATGCGATTAACGTCAGGAAGTTCAAACTACTGCAAAAATTGCAGAGTATAGGGTTTGTAAAACCTATAAATGAAGAGTTTATGTACTTTGCTGCAATGCGTAGTACTGGATGTCAGCTGACAGAGTTAGGGAAATATTATTGGCGATTAGTAAAAGAAGGAAGAATCTGATATGAGGTATTTTAGTGAGTCATATTTTCGTAGTGTAGCAAATAGTATGCCTCTTTATGAGCGACGCACATACAGTGAAAATCTTCAAGGAGCATCTATAGATAAAGAGTTCGATGTATTCCTATCATACAATATCGCTGATTTGGATGTAGTAAAAGGTATATATTACACGTTGTCAAAAATGGGGCTAAAGGTATATCTTGACTGCATTGTTGATGTCGACCTTAAAAGAAATGAGACGGACAAAGATACGGCTGTAAGATTGCAAAAAAGGTTAAAGAATAGTAGATCTTTAATTTACGCGCAATCACCAGAAGCAGGAAGAAGCAATTGGATGCCATGGGAACTCGGTGTCGTAGATGGGAATACTGGTAAATGTATGATTATGCCTGTTACGAGAGATGCACAACATGCAAGTCCACAACGTGAGTATTTACTTCTTTATCCGTATATAATGTATTCTGAAATTGAAGGACAAATGAGGGTTCTTACTGAGACGTATTCATATGGCGGAGAAGATCTTAGGACATATATACGGAAATGATTCATTGTATAAAGCAGTGTTTTCTCGGCTGCATAATTCGAGATAGGCCTAAACTGGAAGATTATGGCAACAAATCCACCGTCAGGAGACGGACATCGCAATGGTGCTGTAAGACATCGCTCTCAGGTTCTTAATCCCAAAACAGAACAATGGGTAAAAAGGAATAAAGATACCGGGCGTTTCATGGATGTCAAACAAGATGGTAAGCCATTTAAAGGTGTACGAAAAGAAAAGTAGAAAATTACGAGGGCAAGAGAGGTGTTTGCCCTCGTAATTTTTCACATCGGTTTTATCACTGATTCAATGAATGCGCTTTCTTCTTTGGTTAGATGATATTTTGCATAGAGTTGTATGTCTAACTCAGAGATAGTTCTATTCCAATCAATGTCTGTATTATCCGAAAACTCCAAGACTGGAATATATGCAAATTTATCTTTAGCAATATTCTGAGTAAGCAGAATTGTGGATAACAGAAATCTGACAAAACGTGTTTTTAGATAAGATACTACATTTTGGGCTTCCGCTTTATTTTGACAGATGCTTACCAGCAGATAGGATTCTGAGCAAACCTCATTTGGTGCCAAGATAGTTATTTTGGAGAGAACCCTTTTTCGCCCTTCCTTATCGGCTTGTCCGGCATGTTCCGCTGCCGTTTTGGAAACGATGACTTTCCATCTACCTATAAGCTCTCGATTACTTTTTATTGTATTTGGAGATACATAAAAAACGCCCTTACTACTGAAGACAGAAACTGAGCCATTAAATACGCTAGAAGTTGTCAGATCAGCATTAGTTATAGAAAAAGGATTACGACTATACACGATAGACGAAAAAAATCTTTCGGCTTTTACTTTCTGAATGATAGCTACAGCTTCACTATTTCTAATAAATGATTCCTGTGCGTCAAGATGTCGAATATCAGAACTGCGTTGTTTCTTATCCACGTTCACAAAAGAACAAGGACCATTGTGTAATTTATCCCACAAGAAATAGCATATACCACCTGCTATATCAACAGTGGGGAAGCAATCTCTTGAGTCCGCAAAGTCTGCAAGATATGAAATGTGTTTGTCATGAAGCATTTCATTTCGGAAATCATCCAATCCTTTACCGCCAGTATACCATTTTGCAGGTAATATCATGCTCAAGTATTGTGGTTGTATTTTTTTTGCAATCCCTATAAACCTATTATATACTGGTACTGCACTTGTGCCTGCACCACCTCCATCCATAACCTGATACGGTGGATTTCCCACTATCGCATTGAATTTCATATTCTTTATACCTGTTCTATCGGAAACAAATTTTTCTACCTGCTTGATGAAATGTTCCGGCTTGTTCTTGATTTGATTGATTAAGTCCTCGAAATATCGGGTGTTTACCTTTGCATTGCGGAAGCCGATGAGGGTGCGCTTGGTGATGCTTTTTGCCATCGGAGTCTTGCAGATGACAAAGATGTTTTCTGTCACCACCTTGTCCCAGATACGCTGCTCATCCTCTATGCTTGACACCGAAAACAAAGAGTTCTTTACCCGTGTGCGGTAAATGCTATAAGCCATGTAGAGAGGATACAAGCCGGACTTGGAGTTGATTTCAAGGATGCGGGCATCCTCCGCAAACACATTGGCGGTCACTTCGCCGTGATCGATGAAGCGGGGTTCGGACAATGTGGCCTCGTAGTCCTTTTCAAAGAAGTTATATCCGCCTAGGCAATCGCCAAGGTGCATATTCACCACACGCCACGGAGTGAGGACGGTTTCCTTGTCTGGGTTGCGGAACGTGCTGAAAATATCGGTGATGCGTTCAATACGTTCCTCCACGCTCAATTTGTCCGCTGCACGGGCCATCGCACGGATGCGCTTGCCTGCCGCGCAGAATATCTCCGGGTCGTAGTACCGCTTGAAACTGTTGAACTTCTGCTTGGTCACGCCCTTGGGCATAAACTCCTCCCATGACTGCGGGTCGATGAGCGATGCGAAATTGTCAATCGTAATCTCTTGCGATTCGTCTTGCAGTTCTGCTCCATAGATGAGCAACGGCATACGGATAGAGATACCGCGCAGGATGGATATGGCAGCCTCACGGTTTTCCTTTTTCTTCTTCAGTTCCGCCAGCCGCAGCTTCTCTTCCTCTGTCAAGGGTTGCTTGTCCTTACCTTTCTTCTTGAATTTCTTCTCAAGGTCTTCCAGTTCCTCGTATTGCTCGTCCGTCAATCCCTGATTGTTGATGTCCACCTGATTGGTCTTGGGCATGGCCTTCGTCTGACCGATAATCTTTTTGAGGTCATTAAACTCCTGCAATTCCAAGTCGTTGAGCTTCATCAACTCGTCATTATACAGGCTCTTATCCTCGAAACCGTTACGGACCACCCGTTCCACATACACCTTTTTGAGTTGCTCCAGCATCCGCGGCACATCGAACTGCTTCATCTTCGAGCCTTCGATGGAGATGATCGGACAGAAGTTCAGGAACTCGCCCATAATCTTGCGGTCGTTTCCGCTGGTCTTTCCGGCCTTTGCCGAAATCTTTGCCGTTTCTGCAATGACTTTCAATGTACGGTCGGGAGCGAAGTCAAACACATAACATTGCTCCTTGACACGTCCGTTGATGGTGGCAGGTGTCTGCACACGGAAGATGGTCTGCATATAGCTTGACGCAGCGGTATTGTATGAGCCGGACAGCATGAACACACCCGTCCATGCCTTGACACTCACACCCGTAGTCAAACGTCCGCATGACAAGGTGATGGTACGTGTGGAATCCGGGTCTTTGCCAATCGCTTCTTCTACCGCCTTCAGCGCATCCTTGCTCTCTTCGTCCTCGTCACCTTCTCCTGCCACATTCACCACCTTGAAGTGTTGGAACACGGGATGCGATTGCAGCAAGGCACTCATGGCACGGGCCTCTTTCACGCCCGGCAACATCCACAGCGTATGGCGAAAGATGTTTCGATATTCATCATTGGCAAACGGATAGCAACTCTCCTTATCATCTTCGGTCAGAAGATTCAAGAAGGCTTTGACATCCTTTTCGTGAACAAATGTCCCATTATCATTTACACGAAAGAACTCACGGAAGTTGAAGGCCACATCTTCATCCACAAACTCATGAAGCAACCGTCCGAGGTCATAGGTGTAGATGTTCATTGTGGGCAGTGAGGCATATGGATTCGGATCACCGAAGTGCGTCATGTCCCATGAGGCCTTTGCCCGCTGTTCCATCACATAGTCCCATGTGTAGATTTCTTCATCCTTGAAATCATCCAAAAGATTGAACGGAGTGCCTGAAAGGCGAAGGATTTTGGTCTTATCCTTGGTCAGTTCCAGCATCACCGCCTTGCCCAATTCCGTCTGCGTGCCTTCGTGCGCCTCGTCCACAATGATGCAATCCCATGCGGTGGCAAACACCTCATTATTCTTATCGAAGTTGCCACCCACCAGTTCCGAACCACGCAAATCCTGCATGGAGGCGAAATAGACATACTTACATTGACCACGCTTTGCCCTCGTTTCAAGAGAGGCATGACTATCGCCGTTGTTCTTGGAACCATACGCAAATGCCGGGCTATCGTAGAATATCTTGCCGAAATCCTCAAACCAACCGCTGTCCACTACCGGGCGATGGGTAAGGATGAGCGTTCGCCCGAAGTCCATGTCCTTCACCACTTGCAAAGCCGACAAGGTTTTGCCAAAACGCATCTTGGCATTCCACAACATCTGATTGCCTTTCTTGAACTGCTTTTTGGTCTTCTCAATGGCCTCGCGCTGTTCAGGACGGAACGCAATCGGGCTTTGGGCATGTGATACTTCCGCAGAAGATAAAGATTCCCGACCTTCCTTTACCGCTGCTATCGCCCGTTTGACCGTTTCAAGGTCAGTGATGAACCACTCATTGGCCTTGTTCTCGGTATCAAAGACCTTTTTCCTGATGCCGGAACGCTCCAGGACGTTATGTACTTCCTTGTCATTAAAAGAACACAAACCATTCCTACTATTGTGTATCGTCAGTTCCGTATAGAGTAGGTCGTATGCGATACCTGCCGTCTGCGTATATTGGTTGATGCGCTTCTTGGCGGATTCGTTGAGTGCCTTACTGTTGGGCGCAAGACCAAACACATTGTCATTATCACAGGTGGCCTCGCCCACCTTTAAGCAGCCTTTGTGCGCTGCATCGTTGATGCGGAACACATATATCAGTTTCAGTTTTAGTGAAGATGTGAATTTCATACTGCACTATTTTATGAGGTCGATAAATCGGATTCGTTTTCCCATCTTTCCCGTTTCGGGATCCTTTGCCCGCCAGTCCTTAATGAGGCAATAGGTGCCGTTGTGCCTGCGTATGTTATCTTTCGCACAACCTTCGCATTGGCTGACTTCCTCCCTCGTTCCGAACAGTTCATACACAAGTGTTCGCCGCTCACCGCAACTGTTCGGTACAACACCCTTCAGCCCGTCCATCTGCCACACGTTCCATGATATGATGTAGGCGATGTAGTTGATGGATTTGAGCAATGGCCGTTTTCCAAACTTCTGCTGGTAGTATTCGATAAAGGTGATGAGCATCGCTTCACGGGCAATCAGCAGATTGTCGCCCTGCCATTCGTATGCGTATGTACTTTTGTAGGCTTCCTGTGCCCACTCCAGCCATTCGCCCGAGGTTCCCGTATTCTCACTTACAACACGCAATTTGCGGTCAAGCATACCGATGCGCTGTCCAATTGGAATCGCCTCCCCGGTTGTGGTATCATAGCGGCTGACGATGTAGGGAGCCTCTCCGCAGGTTATTTCCAAACGATTGTCACGTACATAGTCTTTCCATGTCTTACCTTCGGGAAACATGATGTTGCCATCTGTGGTTTTCCACCTATGGCATCCTTGTTCATCTGTGTATTCCGTATTGAATACATCCTTTCTTCCGAACCACGCTTCATCAATCAAGTTGTTCTGTGCGTTGCATATCCACGAAGGAGTGAAGACTTCCGCCATGTCACGGGAACGTGCTGTCTGGGTATTCCGGCTTTTAAGCACACGGGGCATGATGACATGACCGTTGTCCCCGGTAATCAGATGTGGAAGAATCGGATCTGCATATTGGTACCCTTCGCCAAGACTTTCATAATCAGATGTGGCCCAAAAGATATTGCGCTGAATACCCTCCCTGCTCATGGTATGGTCTTTGAGCAGGGTGTTCAGCAAATCGGGCGAAAGCCGAAAGATACTATCCTCCAATATGTCAACTTCAACGGGCATTTTCTATATGATTAAGGAGGTATCTCTCCGTAAGAGACACGTTGAAGCTGATAGTCAATAGTTTGAATAGTATTTCACAAAACAAAAGGGCTGTTTATCGATGATATAGAGTATTTTATCATCTGATAAACAGCCTAATTCTCATAAAAATGTGTACCTTTGCGTTATAGTTAGTGTCTCTTACGGAGAGAAGATAGATTTCGCAAAACAATCATTCGTCTTACATCAAATCCCTTAATATCTGTGTGTTCGCCTTATCCACGACAGAATTGTCTAATGAAGCCAGATAGATTTGTGTCGTCATTTCCGAATCATGTCCCATACCTTCGCTGATAACCGAGATGGGGATGTTCTTGCTTTTGGCTATACTTGCCCATGAGTGACGGGCAACATATAGGGTCAATGGTATGGATAGACCAGCTAACTTGGCAATCTCTTTCAAGTTCTTGTTGGTACGATAAAGCGCATTCTTGTATTGGTTGCGGTTGTCGTAGGGGTATTTTAGAATCGGTAGTAAGTATGGACTGCCATAATCCGCTTTATGCTTGTCTACTATCTCCTGCATACACTTTTCCCATTTAATAAACAGTTGTTGTCCGGTCTTGCGTCTGCGATAAGACAAGATGCCATTCTGCAAATCCTTTTTCTTCAGATGAGCCATGTCAATGAATGACATTCCACGGGTATAGAAGGAGAAGAGGAACATATCACGGGCGAAGTCCAAGGCAGGGTGTAAGGACAAGTCAAGGTTCTTAATCTTCTTGATTGCCTTTAATGGGATTGCACGTTTGACGGTCTTGTCTACGCCCGTATAGACATGCTTGAATGGATTGCGGTTGTTCGTCAGTTCCTTTTCCACGGCACGGTTATAGACAGCCCGCAATATCCGCATATAGAACGAGCTGCTGTTCTTTGTTATCCCTTTACCATGCAGCCATGCCTCGTACATCAGCATCAAGTCCGAGTCTATTTCATCTAACAGTACATCCTTGTTCTCCCGGAATTGCATGAAACTTCTGAGCGTAGCGTAGTAGGTTTCGGAGGTGCGATGCTTTCCCATCTGCTTGAGTCGTGCAATAACGCCATTCATGAAATTGAACAGCGTTTGTTCATTGGACGATTCTTGAAAAGCGGAAATAATATCGTCAGCGGCGTAGTTTTTCTGCTTATTTTCCCAATGGCTGACGATATTTTCTAATCGCTTGACATCCCAATTTATCCGTTCTTTGATGGATTGAAGATACCCGTTCCGCTCGTTGTTGGCGAGAATTAAGGTTGCATTTCCTTCATCCCACTCATCTGTATAGATGCGGTAATCCGTCTTTAACTGACGGATTACGCGCTTATGGATGACTTGGTAATAGATTGTCCCTTCCTTGCCCGTGGCAGTGGAAGGTCTGAACTTCACCTTGATTGAGGTCATACAATCATACTCGGTTTATTTGCTCCCACTTGGCATACATCTCCCTCGAAAGTTCGACGATTTCACGGCTTAGTTTCACGAGGTCGATGGTCTGCTTCTCCAACTTGTAGAGCAATGCCATCGCCTTCTTCTCCGAGAAATGGCAGCGCAGCTCCTTCACGACTTGGTTGTAGTTCGTTCCAATACCTCGGAACTGGGCGTGAAAGTCGGACAGCTTGGTGCAGTATTCCAGCATAGCCTTGTCCACCTTCAGCACCTTGAACTTCTGTCCAAAGAAATGCGTCTTGAGAAAGACGGCTTTAGCGTACACCTGCGATTCCTCATACATCGTGAGGAACTTGTTCCATTCCATATCATCGAAGCGCACCATCACGCAGTGCGTCTTCGGGTTCATTGCGGGATTTCTCCCGTACTTGCTGTTCTTTTTCATGTTGTCTTATTATTATTTGAGTTTAATGATTCTTTCTTTGTCTAATCTCTGATTAAAAAACTTGGAAATTATCCGACTGCGGAGGATAATTCTGCCCACGGCGGTGCAAGGATTTTCAGTTACCGGGAAGCCCCGGAGTAACTGAAAATATATCTTGCTGTGTCTTTGAAGACACGAAAATCCTCCGCTTGTCGGATTGGTTTGTGAGTATAATGACTCATTTTGTGTATCGGTCTAACCGGTGAAGTGTAGCCACTGACTTAATCGGTTAGACAGAATTTCTCTTAGAGTTTGCGCCACTGCTCGATGTCTTCCCGATAGGTTTCAAGATGCAGACGGGTGAGGTTCTCGATAAGTCCCGAGGCACTCATACCGCGTCCTCCGAGACGGCGTACAATCTCGTCCAGCTCATCGCGTACCTTCTCGCTGACAAACACGGGCTTTCGGTTGATAATCTTCGGCACTTGGAGATAGGTCGTGCGGTACTCTTCCAGCGACAACTTGCGCTGTTTGCTGCTGATACGCTTCTGCGGTGTAATAGTCTCTTCCGATGTCATGACCTCTTCAGGTGCGATGACCTCTCCCGGCTTTTCTGTGGCGGTGGTTTCAGATTCCTTTGCGACTGTTCCTCCGGGTTGTGCCAGTTCTTCCGGATTCAGACCGAGGTTCCTGTAGAAGTCGTCCATAGACTTCTCACTGCGGGATTCTCTGCGCCCCATTCTGTCCACGATTTCACGAGCCTGCTGCTCACTGATGTTTGGTTCTCTTGTCATTGCCATAAAACAAATTATTTAAGTTATTAACTGTGGCCTTGGTGTTCACCTCGACCGATTATCGGGAGCAAAGTAAGATGCTTTAGTACAGTCAGTCAAGCACTTGGATTCGATTAGGCAATTTTGAGCGGCTTTGCTTTGGGACAATAAAGACAATGGTGCAAGCTTCAATGATTTGCCGGGCACAAGGAGTAGAAACCATACGGACACGTTTACGAGCTAATTTGTATTAAGGATTTATCGGGACCTCGACTTTCGCTTTATATACAGTATTTAAGGTAGTGCAGGCAAGCTGTTAGCGAGCCTTATCCTGGCCAAGCTATACCATACCGGTGCCAAAGGCTGCCAGTTCTGAAAAAAGCATTGTCGGATGATGGATTATCCATTCCTTTGCGGAAAAAGAAACAATAAAAGCACTGAATTATGGAAATAGTATCAATCGAAAAAAGAACCTTTGAGACAATGGTCGCCAAGTTCAATCAATTCGTCCGCCGCATGGATGCCATCTGCCATCGGCACGGCGAAAAGACAATGAGTGAGTGGATGGACAATCAGGACGTGTGCCGGATGCTCAACATCAGTCCGCGCACTTTGCAGACGCTGCGGGACAACGGCACACTTGCCTTCTCGCAAATCAACCACAAGACGTATTATCGTCCCGAGGACGTGAAACGTATCGTGGCCTATGTGGAGGACAGACGGAAGGAGGCACGATTCAAGGGACGGACAATATAAACAACAAACAAAGTATAACAACAATACCCACTAAATCCAAAGTAACATGAATGAACTGATGACCAAAGACAACGAGTGGATTCTCCACTTCATGGGCAGCCTCGACCGACTGCTGGACAACTATGAGCGCATGACCGCAGACTATCGTCCTACACTGGGCGGAGAGCGTTTCTTCACTGATAAGGAAGTGTCGGCGCGGTTGAAGGTAAGCCGCCGGACACTCCAGGACTACCGCAACGAGGGACGGATACCTTATATCCAGTTGGGCGGAAAGATTCTCTACCGTGAGTCGGACTTAGAGAAGATGCTGCTTGACGGCTACCGCTCCGCCTACCGACAGACGGCCATCTGATTTTCTTAAAGGAGGCAGTTTGCCGTCTGCCCTGTAACTTGCGGCAGCAATGGATGTGACAGCAAAAAGAAAAAGGAACGGCTTACGGATGAAGCATCAAATTCCGCTTCGTCCGTAAGCCATTCCTTTCTTGTCTTTTGATTTCCCGTCAGTCGCTTGTTTCCGTTGCCGGATGCCCTACAAGCGTATGGTCGGCAGGGGCAAGGTTTTCGGGCTGAATACGCTCCGCAGGAGGAAGATTCTGCCCGAAACGTCTCTGCCGCCTGACCTTGCCTCTGCCATCAAACCATGCGCTACCTTTGCATCCGAGCATTGGAAACGAGTGTCTGACGGGATGAACTCAATTATACCATCGGTTGCTTCCTCTGCCACAAGAAACAAACAAGGATATTGAAGCGCCCCTCGCCGTTGCACTCAGTTTACTGATTACATACTGTCTAAACAGCATACTCTCTTCACTGCATATTCTGAACGCAATGGCTATAATCATTTCAAGGCTGTAAACGTCATAGCTAATTCCATCGGGTTGCCTGACATATTTCATAGTGTCCACCTCGCTCAGTTCCTTGTTCTTGTAGATGCTGTGTATCGCCTTGCGAACATCGCACGAAAACACTCCGAACAAGTCGGCAATCTCAAACCGCGTCATCCATACGGGTATAGTAGGCATAGTAACTTTACCCATTTTACTGATTGTAATAATTCCTCTATCCATAATTGATACGGTTATTTGGTGTTGTTTGCCTTTTTGTTGTTAGGCTGTGCCTTTCTTCGCTCCATAAGCCTGTCCATGTCCTCCGATATTTTATCATCGGTCACCCGTGCATAGCCCTGCGTGGTCTTGATGCTTGTATGCCCCATCATCTTGCTGATGCTCTCAATCGGCACACCTGCCGAAAGCATCAGGGTTCCAAAAGAATGCCGACTTGCGTGGTAGCTGAGATTTTCTTTCACACCTGCCAATACACCTATCTCATGGATGCAGTACCAAAGGCTGTTACGGTTGGGTAAGGGGAATATGGGTTCTTCGTCATTGGTGGTGTTATACAGGGATAGAATCTGCTCTGCTATCGGATGCAGCGGCACGAAGGATTCTACATCGGTTTTCTTTCTGTTGATACGGATATAACGCCTTCCGTCTGCTGTCGTTCCGATATGTGAGGGATAAAGTTGCTTTACATCAACATACGACAACCCGGTGAATGCAGAAAAGATGAATATCCTTCTGGTAAGCTCTTGCCGCTTCTCCGGCATTGGCTGTTCCATAATCCTTTGTAGTTCTGCTCTGCTGATATGTTTCAGCTTGTAGTCAGGCTTTTTCTCGTATGATACATCTGCGAGAGGATTGAAGCGGATAATCTCTCTATCCACGGCAATGTAGATTAGTCTGTTCAACCACGTAAGGCAATGGTTGATGTGTCCTGCACCACAACCTTTGGTCTTCAGATAGAACTTGTACCCCCAGCCGAAATCCTCGGTGATGTCCTCGAAAGCAATGTCTCGCGTACCCAGTGACAGAAGGTATTCGTGCAGATAAGCTTGTGAGGACTTGGACTGACGATAGGAAGATGTGGATTCAATTACTTCCGCACGTATCCGTAACCGCTCTCGTTCTTCCTCGCCAGCTTTCAAAAGTGTAGTGGGGATGGTTGCCGCACAGGTTATCTCGTTTTTCAGCATTTCTGCCGTAACCATGCCTGTCTCCTTCAACATCTTCTCGTAAGATGTTTCCATCTTGGCCCGTAATGCGATAAGGAGATTGTTTGTCCTTGCGTCTTTAACCTCTCCGCTTTTCGCATCCCAGTTACAAGGATTGCAGTAATAGCCCGTGGAGAATACGCTCTTCTTTCCGTCAATGGTGATACGGCATAGGATGGTAGTCGTGCCGTCCGCCTTTATTTTGCCACGGTTGATATAGTATAGAATTGAAAATGTGCTTCGCATAATTGAACTGTATTTAGTGATTAGAGAATGAGTTTCAGATCCTTTGTGGCTTCTATATATTTGTCCATGTCCTCAAAGAGTTTCTTCGGAGTCACTCGGGCATATACTTGGGTAGTCCTTATATCAGAATGTCCCAGCATTTTGCTGACGGTTTCGATGGGTACCCCGTTTTCAAGTGTCATGAGGGTAGAGAATGAGTGCCGTCCCATGTGATAGGACAAACGCCCTTTGATTCCGGCCTTTATCTTGATGCTTGTCAGACACCATTTCAAGGCTTGATACTGGATTACGGGAAATAGTGTAGCCCTTGTGTCATCCTTATACTTTTCAATGAGGGTTATCGCCTCCGGCAAGAGTTTGACACGACTTAGTTGCCCGTTCTTGCCTCTGCGGTATTTCAGCCACAGTGCACCATGGTCATCCCTTGAAAGATTATCGGGAGTGATGGCCACTACATCCACATACGAGGTTCCTGTATAGCAGGCGAAAAGAAACATATCACGGACAGTTGTGTGAACGGGACGGCATCCCTTGAGATCCACATCACGGATTTTCTCGAAATCCTCCCTGCTCAATGCTCTTGGCGTTGTCTCTTTCTGCTTGGGCAGCGGATAGTGCTCGAAATAGAACTTGTCTGCATATCCCTCCTTAAAGGCCATTCGACAGATTTTCTTCAGTATCGCCAAATAGTGGCGCACCGTCTGAACGCCCAAGCCTTTCTCTATCACAATGAACTCTTGAAACTCACGGATGAATTGTTCGTTAAGCTGGCAAAAGGCAAGGTCGGAAACCTTGAACCTGTCATTGATGAACTCTCCGAGACGGCGACGAGTATAGATATAGGTCGGTAGAGTGCGATGGGAGACATCTATGCCCACTCGGGCTTTGATTTCCTCAATGTGACGGTCGAAGAAAGCCAACAGGGTCATTTGTGTGTCTTTGCTGCCTTGAAACACATCCTTGACCGCTGTTGCATCGAAATCGGTCTTGCGCTCCATGAGTGTGTTGAAGGCGGAGTTTGCCGCCAACAGCAGTTTCTCGATTTTAGCATTAATCTCCACAGCCTCCCTGCTCTTCCCGTTCAGTCTGCTTTCCCGGCTATTCCACAACTCTGGTGTGCAGGAGAGTTTGCAACTGAACTGCGCCATTGTGCGGTTCACGGTAATCCTGCCCATTATCGGGGCTTTGCCCGACTTGTCCAATCCGCTTCTTTTAAGGTAGAGCAACACCTTGAATTTTTCTACTTTCATACGCTTATATTTTTAGGTGCAAATTTACTTGCCATATAAGCGTTCCTTGATATGCAAAATGCTGTGGATGAACGCAAACAAAACGGTGAGGATTTCATTTCGTTACCTGTCCTTGATCGGTAACTTCCCGGCTAACGGTTTGGTAACTGAACAACCTCAATGTTCCGCATTCATTTGCTTTTTCCACATTTGGAAAAATACTGAAACTATGCTCATTTCAGACGACTTACGTTTTATCTTCACCTGCCTGCTTTTCCTTGCTTAGCCATTCACTTCCCATACAGCGCGCCACACACATGCAACAATGATGCTGACACTGGGAGTAGATTTATATACGGTCTCCAAACTATTGG